GGCATCAAGTAATTTTCCCTTTCCCCCCAATCTCACCCAATACCATACCTAAATGAGCAACTCCGTTCTCAATCAGGGCCTGGCTCCCCAGTTCGTCGCCGCCGAAACGCTGCGCACCCTGGTGCCGATGCTCCAGCCCCTCAACAAAATCGTCACGACCGACTTCAGCTCCTATGTGGCTGAAAAGGGTCAGGTCGTCCACACCCGCTACGCTGACGCCTTCTCGGCCTCGACGTACGATCGCTCCACCGGCTTCGTTCCTGCCGACGCTGTCTCCAACGACGTTGCCGTGACGCTTGCCGACCATAACTACGTCGCCACCGCTTTCACCGACACCGAAGTCGCCACCATCTCGCTGGACATGCTTCGCCGCGTGTTCATCGCTCCGATGGCGAACGCCACCGTCAAGTCCCTCTTCGACGGCGTCCTCGCTGAAACGACCGCTGCCAACTACGCCAAGTACGTCACCTCTAACAAGGCTAACTTCAACCGCGTCCAGATTGCCAACCTCGCCACCGCGATGACCAAGGCCAATCTCCCGTTCGCTGATCGCGCCCTCCTCCTCTCCCCTGACGCCTTCGGCCAGCTCCTCCAGGACGCTTCCGTCGCTCAGTACCTGTCCATCGGTGACACCTCCGTCATCCGTGACGGTAAGGTCGGCCGCCTCCATGGCATCGACATCTACGAATACAACGGCTTCGACGCTGCTCCTTCTGGCGAACACCTTAATGGTATCGCTTCCTGCCAGCAGGGCCACGTTATCGTGACGCGCGTGCCGGCCGCCCCGACCACTGGTGGTGGCGAACAGGTCACCGTGTCCGACCCGGACAGCGGCTTCGCCTTCTCCCTCCGCAGCTGGTACGACTGGACCAAGGGTCTGTCGAACCTGTCGGCTTCGTGGATCATCGGCCAGTCGGTCGGTAACCCGAACGCCGCCATCCGCGTCGTCATCACCGACCTCTAAGCCGAAAGGCCAGAGGAAGGTCAAGGCCCCCAGCGATGGGGGTCTTTTGTTTGGCTGGGTTTCCCGCTTGACGGACTGTCCACATTGTTGGAAGGTCTGCCCATGCGCCCGATGCTCTGCCAGACCTATGACGGCACCCTGCCGTCGGGGAACTTGGTTGTTGAACCGAAGCTCGACGGCATCCGCGTCGTTGTCGAAGTCAACCGCCTCAAGGACACGGTCGCTTTCACGACCCGCAACGGCAAGCCTATCGCCTCCCTTGCTCATCTGGCTGACGATGTCCGGGCCTTTGCAGCCACCCTGCCCATCAAGGACTACATCCTCTGGCTGGACGGCGAGGCGGTCTGCGGGGACTTCTTCGACGGCATCGGGGCTTTGCGCTCCAAGAAGCCGGCCAAGTCCGCCGTGATCCATTTCTTCGATGTCATCACCCGCACGATGATGCTGGACGGCGTTGTCCAAGGCTCACGCCACTTCACCCTTACCCACGGAACCGAGTCCTCCCGCATCCGTTGCATCCCCTGGATGCCCTTCCTTGGGGGCAAGAAGGCCGTCCAAGCCTGTTTCGAGTCCGCCGTGGCCTCTGGCTATGAAGGCATCGTCATCAAGGCTTCTGGGTCACGCTACGAAGCCGGGGAGCGTTCGCCCGAATGGGTCAAGGTCAAAGCAGCCGAGACGGCCGACTGCCGCGTGGTCTTTGTGGACGGGGATTCTCTGGTCGTGGATTTCAAGGGCCGTCCTGTCCGCGTGGGATCCGGCCTCTCCGCCAAGGTGCTGGAAGCCATGCGCATATTCCCTTCGTCCATTGTCGGTTCGACGGTCGAAGTGGGTTATCAAGAAGTCACGCCTTCGGGTTCGATGCGCCATCCGGCGTTCAAGCGGTTCCGCTGCGACAAGTGAACGGCCGCTGGCTAGGCCGTTAGACCCCTCTGGCTTGGCTTCTGCCGCCTTTTGACTCCCGCGTAGACGCATGGGAGCCATCCAAGACGAGTGGGCCGCAGACGCCTCTGAAATCCTCAACGAAATACCCAAGGCCGTGACGGTCCGCCGTGGCTCTGGCTCTCCCATTTCTTTTAACGTCTTGATGGGACCCCCTATGGTTGCCCAGGACCTTGAGACCGGCGGTTTTATGAACTCCACAAGCTACGACGTGAAGTTCCTCCGTACGGACACGGTCGCTCACCCTGGCGTCGTGATCTATGGGAACCTTGTCAATTACAACGGAGGAGACTTCCGCATCGTTGCCATCAACGACCGCCCGCCTTCCGCTTGGGTCATCGTAAAAGTCCAGAGTAAGGGCGAACCCGCTTAAATGGGAATCAGCGCCAACAAAGGAGTCGAAGTAGACTCCAGCGGCCTGTCGGCGCATCTGAAGGACTACATCGCCGTCATGGGCAAGTCCATGCAGGAAGTCATCCGTCGTCAGGCGGCTTTGTTCTGCCAGGACATGATTGCCTATTCGCGGCCTTTCAGCGGAACCAGCCCCGGCGATGGCAATACGCTGCCCGCCAAGGCTCACGGCGCCGAAAACGTCCGCAAGTCCATCTTCAAGATTTTCCGACCCATCGAAAAAGCGACCCGCTCGCAGATCGCGGACTTGGGCAGTTATGACATCTTCAAGATGTGGAACAAGCGAAAGGGCCAGACGGTGCAAGGCAAAGGGAAGCAAATCCGTTGGCAGAAGTTCCAACAGAAGTTTGCCGTCGGCAATTCTTACGCGTTCATCGGTCCGGGCGAAATCAGCACCATGGAAAAGATGCACACGAATCTGCGTATTGACGGAGGCCGTGGTTCGCTAAACTCCGAAGCCCGCCGATCCAAGCAGCCGTTTGCCATCGTTGCCAAGGAATCGGACATCAATTCCTATGTCCGCAAGAAACAAAAAGACGTTGGATTCTTAAAGTCAGCGTATTGGATAGCCGCCACCCAGCTGGGGGAAAACATCAAAGCCCCGGCATGGGTTAAGCACGGAGAGGCCGCATCAAACGCAATTTCCATTAAATTGCTTTCCGATCCCGCCGCTCCGGCCTTCGTTGTCGGCAACAAAATCGGAAGGCGCGCGGGTAACTCTAATTTCGTACAAGTCGCAATCAATCATCGGGCCTACTCGATGCGCGTCGAAATGGCCGCTAAATTGAAAAAAGAAAAGACCCCCCTTTGGCTGGCTACCGCCCAGGGCAAGACCTCCAACACCTTCCAACATTTCTCCTAATGCCTACCCCTACCATCTACGGCATCCGCACGATTACGGAGCAATCCCTGAAGGCTTGGTTTGACGCCAATGCCTCTATGCTCCCCGGCGTCCCCATCCATGCCGGCCAAACGGACGAAATTCGTGGCGTCCCTATCATCATCCTCCACGCAGAGTCGGCAGCCGCCCACCGCGATCTCGGCGCCAAGCCGCTAGGCAACTTCGAGCTGACGGTGAAGATTTACGTCTACTCCTCGGCCGATGACTCGACGCTGGCCGAACACCGTGAGCGCGTGGAAAACGTCCAAGCCATCATGCAGGACGTGGCTGGGCTGGCGTCCTCCTGGACGGTCGGGACTTTCTATGCCTCTTGGATTGTCAGCGACGACGAAGGGGTGGCCGACCGCCGCTATGGAAACGTCCTTACTTACAACATTGTTGCGGCCTATCCGCCGGCAGCCTGACGCGCCTTGACTCCCGCGTAGAATCAAATCTCAAGACCATGTCGCTTCCTCAAACCTTTGGCGTCTCTCATGTTTTCGGCCTCTATGACACCGCCGCTTTCGTCACCCTCCAGTCCGACGACATCAGCAAGAAGGCGGCTCTCGATGTCGAAGTGATGGACGAGACCGGCCGCGTCATCACCGACCGCCTCGACGACCTCCGCACGGAAACCTCTCTCTCCGGCGTCCTCAAGACCGGCGAGACCATTCCGAGCATCGGCCAGACGCTGACTTACGACGCCGTTTCCTACATCATCAAGGACGTGGGCGACGCCGGCACAAACAACGGTTTCCGCAAGGTCACCCTCAAGCTGGTTAAGTACCAGGAGATTGCTTAAAGCCCGCAAGGGCTTACCGCCGTGGCTAATCGGTGGACGCAAGCAGCGACGATTCTCCCGCCGACAATTGAAGTCTGCGGGCGTCGTCTGTTGCCGTTTTGCCTTCGTCACCGCGTGGCGCTAGAGGCCATCGACAGCCCTATCCTTTCGACCGACCGCCACATCGGAGCCCACGATCTTATCTTTGCGGCCCGCATCCTTTCGTCTAGGTCATTGGACGACGTCGGCCGCAAGGTTTCCTTGCGCGAGAAACTCTACGCAATCTACCTCGGCTTCTCCCGCAAGGCGTTCCTCAAGGAATTGGTGAAGATTCATTGCTACCTTGAAGCACAATCCCTCTGGCCTCGTTTCTGGGAAAAGGAAAACGTCACCGCCGACGGCGGCATCCCCTGGCAGTTAAACATTATCTCTGGTTTGACCAAGAACGGCATCACGCTTGAAGAAGCTTGGACAATGCCCGAAGCGGAAGCCGTCTGGCTTTACATCGCCGCGTGTCGGCTTTCTGGCGCCAAGATTGACGTCGTTTCCGATAAAGAATGGGAAGCGATGGAGCGGTATAAGGCAGGGTTGTCATCTTCGGACAATTACAACAAAAGAAATTGACCATGTCCGACGACGTAAAAGTAAAATTTGGAGGAGACTTCTCCGACGTTCCAAAAGGTGCATCGGCCGCAGCCAAACAGGCAGGAACCGCCATCAGCTCGTCGTTCCATGAGTTCACCAAGGACATCGGAGGAAAGATTGCGGGAGCTTTCGCCATCAGCGCCATCTTTGACCGCGTGTATGAAGGCGTAAAAGGCTCGCTGGAATACTTCCACGAACTTGAACTGGCGATGAAGCGCACGGGTGCGTCCGGCGAAGAGTTCCAGAAGCTTGCGTCGCTCGGCAAAAGCACCGGCGTTTCGATGGAAGCCCTCGGCCGTTCACTTCAGTTTGCAAACAAGTACCTCGGACAATCCCAGCAGGGGTCAAGGTCTCACCAGAAGGCGCTCGTCGACCTTGGCTTCACCCAGGAACAGGTCACGGCCGGCAACATCACGGCCACGCAGATCATCCTTAAACTGGCCGAAGCATACGAAAAAACCCAGAATGACACGATGATTGCAGCGCAGGCCACTTCTTTTCTTGGAAGGCAAGGACAAGCGTTACTTCCAATCATCAAGCAGGGTTCGTCCGCCATCGAAGAACAAACAAAGAACCTCAAAACGTACACGGATGCCGAAATCATCGCGGCGGCTGCTATTGAAAAACGCCGTCTTGCTTTGGAGCGCACGGAAAAAGGCGTTTGGAAGAAAATCACGGCTGCTTTTGCCGGACACGAAATGATTGGTGAACTTCGCGGCGGAGGGTTTGGAGAAACATACAACAACAACCAAACCCTTGGGCAGTTGCAGGAACGTTTCTCTTATTGGAGCAAAGAGGAGTTATTGGCAATCCTTGAAGCCTATGGAAAGACCGCTTTTGGATCCGAACGAAACGAAAAACTTATCGAGCAATTAAAAGTCGAAATCTCCAAGGAAAAAGAAAACAAGCCGACCTCTATTGTTGAGGACAAGCTTGTCGCCCTCACCGCGTCCTCCCTCCAATCCATCGGCGGCGGCGACATCGCCTCGATCTACGCCGGCGTCTCGGTGCAGGAAGCCCAGCTTGCCGCCCAAGAGCAGACGGCCGCAAATACTGGCATCCTTGCCGGACAGGCCAAGGAAGGCGTGAAGACGACCACCCGGCCGACCAATGTTGCCAAATAAATCATTCCCATGACCTCGACCCGCATTGACTTTGGAGACGAACTATTAAGCCCAGGACAACGCCAGCCAGTCGGCTCGGTCGCCATCGACGCTTTTGGCCTTGCGCAAGCCCAGTTGACCTTTGCCTTGGACTCTTCGGCAGGCAATCTTACCGACGCCATCGACAGTTATTCGGCGGGCTTGGCTTACCCGGATGACCTTGGCTTCTCAATGAAGTCTTACAAGTATCACATCTCGACGTCAAAAGGCGGCGTGGCGATGCTGACGGTCGACTATATGGGAGTCGCTCGCGGTGTTGGTTACACTGACGCCCAAATCACCGGAGTCGCCAACACTACGGCCCAGCCTATCGAGACGCACCCCAACTTCAGCGAAGTAACCGACAGCACGATTGGAGCAGACTCCCCGACGCAGCTTCTCGCCGGCAAGCCTCCGTCCGGCATCGCAACGAATTCCAACAATCCCATTTTCTTGCCCGTCAACGGAGTCACTGGAGGAACCCCACAATGGCAATTTGCAGGCTTCGGCGTTACAAAGACGGACAGCACCGCCCTGAATCCGAAAGCCGGAATCCGTCAGTTTCTGCGCCCTATGGCGAATGTCCGAGGCGTAATCTTCTTTGACTCGGATAACGGCGACAACGCGGGGGCCATGATCAACGGCGTCGGCCGTACGCTCAAGAGCGATGGTGACATGGACAAGCTCATCATGCCTTCGGCCATCGTCGGAGCCTTATCGCATGAATACTGCCTATTGACCGCCGCCAATGCCGAGTGCATCGGTACTCCGTCAAATTACGCCGCCATCAAGGTGACTTATGACATCATGATCGCCGGCCAAATCGGATGGGACCCAGACATCTATGGCCCGATGGAGAGCGACATCTTCTGATGGCCCTAGAAGACCTAGGATTCAACGGGACTGGCTCGCGGTTTAACGGTCGTTTCGAGTCCGGGTCGCCCATCCTTGCCAAGCAGCTTAACGACCTAGCGGCCGGTCTTCAGGCGTCGCTTCCGATGCCTTACCTCGGAGAAGGGTCGTCTGTCTCCTACCTTCCTGGCGGTTCGCTCATCACGTCCAACACTTCTGCCGTCTATGTGCAGCCTAACGCCTGGACGCCTTCCATCAGCGGCGAAACGGCCGTCATTTACCCCGGCACTATCAACGGACTGACTCCGACCATCGATGAAACGCCTTTGACCGACATCCCTGCGCCTGTCTTGACCCTGTCTTATTCTGGCGGCTCTGACGGCTATTCCTACATCTACGCCGACGCGGCCTCCAGCGGTTCGACCTACCCTGTCGACGCTCCGACCATCATCTCGTCGGCCTCTCAGCTCACGTCGACGAACACCAACGGCTATTTGCTGCTGGCTACCATCTACAAGGACGCGACCACTGGCGGCGTCACTGTCTGGCAGTACGTCAAATCATCTCTGTGGACGGATCGCATCAAGGTAGGGTCGGCCACCGCCAAGTACTACTGGGGGGCGGTCTGACATGGCTACGGAGCCGACATACACGGCCGACGACAACATGGTCTTTCTTGGCCGTGCGGTTCCGCAATCCCTCGGCGCCGGCGTCTTCCCCTCCGGCGGTTCAGACACCTTTGCCACCGCTCGCGGCCTGTTCTACCAGCAAGCCGACCCCGCCGTCCCGCTGGTGGAAGTCATCTGGGGGCCTTTCCCTGCCAATGTCGGGGAAGACTCCAATCTTCAGCGCCGCGTCTCCGTCACGGTAACGGCCGAAGCCTCCGACACTGTCATCGCGACTGGCGGCCGAAACTTCTTTATCATCGGCTATCAGTTCAACACTGTTGCAGGGACGGGCGGCACGACGACGGACTATTACATTTCCTTCGGCGACGCCAGCGGCGGCGGCGGCCTCGACCCTGCCACCCTGAACACGCTGCCTGTCTCCGACGACTACATTTCGACCACAGTGATTGGGACGACTGTCACTTTCGAGAACGGCAGCGTCTCGCTGACCTCCGCCTCCGTCCGTGGGCCTGCCACTGGCCTCGGGGATTTCATCGGGACTTACGACAACGTCACCGCCCCGACAAGCCCCGGCTACCTGACGGCCATAACGCCCGCCTAAGAGGTTTCCGTCGGCTTTGACTCCCGCGTAGGTTTATGGCGAGCCCTACAGTCACCTGGAAACGCGGCTCTACGTTCGCCGCCCTTGTCACCTATACCCCAGGAGCCGGTGACCCCGCCACCCTCGAAGGCGTCTTGGTCGAATCCTCCGTCATGGATCACGCCCGCCAGCGTTACCCCCTGACCATCGAGATGTTGGCCGGCAACCTGACGTTCAACGTCTACTTCGACGGCGACTCCTCCGACTGGACCCC